CATTTGCAATATCTTCCCGATACTCAACACTTGTCACATTGTGTTCATTACCCCATAGTTTTCTATTTCCTCCAATTCCACTGTATAAGTTTAAAATTTCCACGCTAAAAATTTATTAAAAAGGTTCGTACATTTAATTAAAATTTGTGAGAAGCACAGCCGGTAACACGTTATAAAATTAACCCCGAAAAGGGGCCGCTACGCTTAATCTTATAACCACCGTTGTATGCAATATTTATTTTTGCCCCCGTACGTGTTCTACAAGCAAGTCCTGTATGTAATTTTTCAGTTTTTCTTTTGGTTCTTTAGTAAAAGTACGGTTGGTAACACCCTCTATGATGGGGATGCCATTTGTATTTTTTGGCTTTCCACTTGTTTCCATTTTCCTGAGTTTTTTCTATGTGTTAAAAACCATTGGCCATCTTTTTTTAAAAGAATACATTCATGTGTTGTACTTTTTACATGAAGGGCCATCTTTTTTTTAGAATAAGGGCCTTTTATGATACCAAACTTATTTGCCATATATTCCATCCCAATATACCAATGTTTGATTTCTAAAGGCTCTGTTGTTCTTCTCACCATGCCAGAAGTAAAAGACCTAACCAAGTTCCTATAAAAGCAATTGTTTCTACCCACCAAGTAGTATTCTCTACCCTAATTGCAGATACTATAATAATGGGAATACCAATTAACCCAACTAACCACCATTGGCCTAATAGGGAAAAGGCCACAATAGCAGTCAAAATACCACCAATGGCCCCCACCATATGAACAGTGTTTTGAAGTTTGGAAGATTTAAAAGCTGGGGCAGCCCCTGTGAACATAATAAGGGCGGCAGCTAAAAAGAAAAGCGGATGCTGTTCTACACCAACAACAGCAATGGGAAACGCAAACCCCCACAAAGCAGCAGTAAACCACCAACGTCTGTTCGGATGGTCATCTTTGTTGCGTTTCCAAATTGCATAATATGAAGTGGAAATGGAACTTTGGATTCCATACCTCCAATAAATAAACATGAAGTACACTCCGAATACTGTTAATGACAGTATAAAACACATAATCTGATAAGTTTCCATAACATTTAATTTTTAGGGATGACAAAATAAAAAGCAATTTCAATTCTCTCTGTGGTTTCTGTCTTTTCCTTTACGATATTAATCGATTCTAAAGGTTTTGACATACACGCTTCTATTAAATTCTTTACCTCTTTTTTCATAACTATATATGTTTATATTGATTATTTTTCCACTCCCACTTTCGTTTCCTCAGCACTTTGAGCTTCCTCTCAGCAGCGGTTTTCAAATCCCCTTCCTTATACCCGGATTTTCCGGCAGCGGCATATAAAGCAAGTTGTATGTCAGCAAGTTCATTCAAATCCACTTGTTTTGTTGAATAAAAAGAGGCTGCTGCCTCATCCACTTCCTCATGTATTTTAGCAAGGTGTGATAATGCATCTGCTTTTGGAAACTTCTTTTTGGAAAAGGCAACCATTTTGTCGAATGTATTCATCGTTTTTTCTTTTTACGATCGCTTTTAAATTTACTTTGGATAAATTCCCATAAGTCAATGGCTTGTTCTTTCAACTCATCCTCCAACTCCTCTTCTTCAACTATTTTAATAGCTTTGTCCATAGTCACATCTAAATCTCTGCCATTGATTGCATACTTTGTGTTTTTGCTAAAATCTTTCACAAATTGCAAATTAGCCCGTATGTTATCAATGCCATAATCAAAGTAAATGTAAATCTCAGCAGTCCGAAAAGGATGATCGACCGAAGACTTAGAAACTTCTATAGTGGCTTTTGTACCAACTACTTTATGAACAAGTTTGCCTTCAATAGTTTTTTTGTCTTTAATTTTTTCAACCCTTATGAATCTCAAACGAACACTACTGTAAAACCCAATAGCTTCCCCACCGGGAGACACATATTTCTGACCAAACATTCCAGCATCTTGGTTTACCCGTAATTGGTTAGAGGCCACAAGTAAAATGTTTTTTTCTTGTAAAAGTCTGCATGTCCTACGCAACTCCTCAGAAAATTCTTTGGCCCTACGCATACCCATTTTATCACCTTCTTCTTTTCCCATTTCTAAGTCTGTGGAAAGAGCAGCAAGGGAATCTGCAAAACAAACTCCACCTACCTTTGGATCAATATCCCATTCTCGAACTGAACTAAACAACTGTGTAACTGTGCTAGGTGACTTCAAATCCAAATCTTCAAAATCAAGATCAAATATTTTAGCAAAAGCTTTATTTAATCTTGCTTCTGGGTCACGGAACATAACTGGTATTTTTTTACGCTGAACATCCCCTGCTGTTTCCACCAATAAAACAGTTTTGCCACTTCCAGGAGCCCCTGCTATTTCCATAAGTATGCCACCAGGAATACCACCACCACGAATCCTTGTGCCAGAAATGGCTAAATCAAGCAGTGTACTCCCTGTGCTATACATTACATTGGTATTGCCGTCTAATGAGTTTTCTTCGTGCTTCTTTACCTTTTTCTTAACATGCTCCTTGCGTTGTGTTGCTAGTGAGCTTTCCGGTTTTTTTCGTCTTGTTACTCTACTCATAATAATTATTTAGTTCTTCAATAATTCCATACATCAAACCTTCGCCGAGTCCACGTGCCTGCAAAGAAGACTTTAACTGAATTTTGTAGTCCTCAAAATCTGAAGGGGTTGGGTTTTTTGCTTTTTGTGCTACAAATTTTTCAACCTCATCTTCCCAATTAAATATAGAAGCTTTCGTAATTTGTTCCATCAACTCTGGCATCGGTTCTATTACTTGTTGCCTTTTGTACCATTCAGTAAGTATGTGTTTCAATAATAAAGATACACTAACTTTTTGAACTATGGATTTTGCCACAAGAAATTCAGCAAGCCCCAAAGGTACAGGAACCTTTAAGAGCTTGCCATCTTCTTTTTTGTTTTTCCGAATCGCCTTTTTGTTTAAAAAGTGAAATCTAAATCGTTTCATTATGCTCCCATTTTTGTATCATTGCAACCATCCCAAAGGTCACAATCATAACAATCGTCGAAATCATCTGTGTCCACACCAAACTCATGGCCAAAAGGACAAGAATCACCCTCTTCTGCAGCTTCTTCCTCGGCCTCTTCCTCAACCTCTTCCTTCTTCTTACGAACAGTCCTTTTTGCTTTTGGAGGCTCTTCCTCAACCTTCTTCTCACGAACAGTCCTTTTTGCTTTTGCAGTCCTTTTTGCTTTTGGAGGCTCTTCCTCTTCCTCTTCCTCTTCCTTCTTCTTACGAACAGTCCTTTTTGCTTTTGGAGGCTCTTCCTCTTCCTCTTCCTCTTCCTCTTCCTCTTCCTCTTCCTCTTCCTCTTCCTCTTCTTTCTTCTGCATAGTTTTCTTCTTGCGGGCAGAAGTGGGCTCTTCCTCTTCCTCGGTGTCCTCGGTAACGATGTCATCATCGGCAACGTCCTCATCTTCAATTTCAAACAATAAAGCTTCTAACTCTTTATATGTTTTTACAATCAAAAGCTCATCTAAGTTGGCAACGTCATCCATAATAGACTCATCGTATGCATGCTCCCTTTCTTCAAAGTCAATACGAGTGGCTTCCGCAAATGGCTTGCTTGTTCCAATTGTTTTGGACACAAACCGGACATAAAGGGAATAACCCTCTTCTAAGCTAGGAAATGCTTCTGCCCATTCTTTTTCCTTCAATTCCTGACCAAGCAATTGTTGGAACATAGCTGCGCTGATATCAAAGATATGCGGTTTTTCCTCAATTTTTGTATGCTCAAGCGGAATAATATTGTACAGCACACGTTTTGAAACGTTATAAATTTTTGCTTCTTCTTTATCACCTTCAGCAAACAACTTTGTCCTATATTCACAAACAGGGCATTTTTTTCCAATTGACGTAGGACAAACAATAGTCTGGCCTCTTCCCGGGCCAATGTTTCTGTGTATTTTAAAAGGACGTTTGTACCATGGGTCGCCTTCTAAAGCAACACCATCAGTTTCCAATTTGTCCGGGTGTCGTTTGTCTGTAATAATGTAAGGTATTACATCAAACCTTACTTTGGAATCTGGTTCCGCTTTGTACACAGACACCTTTCTTGGGATATTCAAATATCCATAGGAATTAGCTTGTGCCTCTTTAGCAGCCACATCTTTTCCAATTTTTCCTTTAAAAGAAAAACCACTGTTTCTTTTCTTAACCATAACAAAATTTATTTAATTATTATTATCATTTTCCCCAATTTGGGAAGCAACTACACCCACAAAAGTAACCAAAGCGCAAACCCCAATATGAGTGAGCCAATTTGAATTTTCTATATAAGCCATAGAAACCATTACCCATGGAGTATACAAGAGGAGCAAAAAAACACCCACCGTTGCATTTTTTTTATTTTTAAATATCTTCATTTTTAGTTTTTCTCCGTTTTAGTTTGTTTGTAATTCCTTTATTTATTGTTTTCTGCTGTTCTTGTTCCTTTCTTTTATTCAGCAACTCAGCTTGCAAGTCACGAGGGACAGATGGCCCAGCAAAGTATTGGTTCATGAAAAGCTTAACAAGTCCTTCTAATGCAGACTTTTTTTGTTCCATAGCCTGTACAGCTCCTTTGGAAAGGTCATACTCATACTTTGCATTCAAATATTCCTGTTTGGCAGCAATGTAACTTTCTTCCCGTACAATAGCATTTTTCACAATAGCATCTGTCACTTTGTCCAATTCATATTTTTCTGGATTTGCACGGACTTTTTTATCTAACACAGCAAACTCAAGATCAAGAGCGTCTGCGACTTTATCCATTTCCGCCCGTCTATCTGCGGACATGTGTGTAACTTTTAGCATGTTCCTAGACTGCTCTAACCATTCGATGTCAAGAGCCTGATCATCTATGCTGACCAATTTACTGTAATTAATTTCCATCACATTATTAAATTAAATTCATTTGCAACATCTTTGCCATACTTTTTCTCAATGTAATTACTGAGCGGTACGTTTGGCTCACCTCTGTAAACATAAGAACGGTCATTGTATTCCGGATCCTTTTGCCCAAAAAATCTAGCAGTAGCTGGAACATTAATGGAGGGTCTGTTCAAAAAACTTGAAATCCATTTATCAATTGGAAGTTCAAACCCAAAAAGATCTGATAGTTTATCAATTCTTTGTTCTCTTTCTTTGTTAGTCATTGATTTCGGGCTTTTCAAGTAAAGCACTATTTTTAAGTAGAGCACTAAATTCTTCGTGGATGTCTTTTCCAAATTTTATGTTTATGTACTCTGACATAGAACACAATTCCCCTTTGTAAGTGCATTCCTCATAATCATATTCTGGATCAGCTGCGCTTAAATTCGCATCAGCTTGGATAATATCCACATGATGATGAGAATAAGAAGAAGGAGGAAGACTTGAAAATAGGACTGGTATTTTTACCCCCATTTTTTTAGATAGTTGATTTACTTGTTCTTGATACTTGTGCATAGCGTTTTCTTTTTTAGTTTAACAATTTTTTTCTTAAGTCCCCAGATGCGGTAATTAGAATACCTTAATATTTTGCCAACCTCTTTAGTTGTTAATTTTACAGCTTCTTTGTGCCTTTTAGGACTTTTCACTACAGAAACCTTCCACCTATACCCATTATGCACAATCGACAATATTCCAGCCCTATCCGGTACAAATGGAGTGCATTGTTCTAAAATATCTTTTGGAAAGCAATAATAGAATTCAACTACTTTGTTACTTTCGTGATTGTGTTTTTTTCTGGCTTCTGCCTTCGTATCTGACAAAGACCGTTTTATTTCCACCTCTATCGCATAACCTGTTTGCCTCACAGCCAAAAAATCAATTTCATGTCCGAAAAACATAATAAGTTGGGGCATACAAATACACTTTTTAATATCAAAATGCACTGACAAAGCAACTTCTATTTCTTCGACGGTTGGGATCATTTTATTGAAATTTTATCTCTTGTTTCTTTTTCTGTTTTCATCTCAAAAATACGTTTTTAATTTCCTTTGACCATGGCAATTCTATCTCACCATTTGTAAGAGTCAGGATAAGTTTGTGGCCAGGAAAGGCCACTCTTTCCTCAATAATATCCCCTCTGTCCCGGAGAGCCATGTATAATTCTGCATCTGTCATTTCTATTCCATTATTGTGGTTCTGTAACAAGCATAAACAAGCCCAGAAAATCCAGAATTGTAAAACGGCTCCAAAAAGTCTTCCATAATGGCAGCGGCTAAACTGCTTTCCTCATTTAACAAAACAGTTGTTAAATATGCCAATACATGCCTACGTATTCCTTCTGGATCTTCCTCTTTTAAACCAGATAGTATTAAACGTATTTCTTTCCACCCTGCTTTGCGTAAAAGTGCCCGGCATAGCTCTATACTTTGACTTTGTTGTTCGGCAGCTTTCATTGCCATTTCAAGCCTTTTCTCTTGTGGTACAGAGAATACCTTTTCTAATATTTGGAGCGCATTGCGACTGTGACCAAAAGAATCTCGAACTATCTGATCAAAAACTTTTCTTTCTAAATTCTCGTCTTCTGCCCTTGTCACTTTACGCAAAAGCTTCATCATTTCTCGTTCAGATAGAGGGGTGACCTGGTAATCAATGCACCTGTTTTTAATAGCCGGGATAAGTTTGTTTGGCTCGGTGGTGCATAAAAAGAAGTAAACGTGCTTAGGAGTCTCTTCCAGGATTTTAAGAAAGGCATTTTGTGCATCATTGGTAAGCTTATGCACTTCGTCAATTATCCAAACCCTACGACTTCCAGCCATTGGTGCATATTGACTTTGTTTTCTTATTTCCCGTACTGTGTCAATACCACGAAATTGAGCAGAGTCAATTTCCTTAATATCAGAATCTCCCACATTTAAACCTTTGGCACATATCCGGGCCAAAGTTGTTTTACCGCAGCCAGTAGGCCCATGAAATAAAACAGAATGTGGGAAGTTTGTTAAGTTTTCAAGGTTTGTCTCGAGGGATACTACAATATTCTCATTACCTTGAAAACCCTCTAATGTTTCTGGACGGTATTTTTTATATAAACTCATTATGGCAGTTCTTCATTTAAGTGAGACAATAGAACAAGTTTCAAAGTAAACTCCTCTATGCTTTCGGAAGAGTTTAATAAAATTTGAATCTTGTCGGCTTTTGTAGGCGCTGTCAAAGACTTCATAATAATAAAAAAGTTTTTGAGATCATTTTTTGTTAAAAAGTCTTTGGTGTTTTCCCCCATGCCAAAAGCATAAGCAACATCTTTATCCTGCCCTGTTTTGGATAGTAAGGAAAGCATATCGTTTTTTAAAACCCTGAAAGCTTGTGACCTTACGATGTCGTTTTCATCAATTTTTTTAGTTGTTGTCGTCATTTTTGCTCAATTTAGCTTATTATACGTAATTCGAGTTTTTTTATTAGGAAATTTTGTAACTTTTTAAGCTTGCCCAACTTCCATCGACAGGGCCTAAATCGGCTTCAACCGTCAATGGCGTGTTTATCCAGCTATAATGTTTGGGTAGCAATTCGACCATTTCTTTTTTACTTATTCTTATTACATCCTCTACCTCATCTGGATGAACATCGAAAACAATAGCATCATGAATTTGTCCAATTATACGACTTTCCATTTTATATTGTTTTAGCAAAAAGTTAATTCTTATTAAAGCCCAAAGCAAACAATGAAAAGCAGCACCTTGTACCGGGTAGTTAATAACATCATTTTTTGACATTAAACCAGAGCACCGGAAACCTGTATAAAAATCAATATAACCCGTTTGTTGATACTTCTTCCAATGAGTCTCTTTCCAGTCACGGTAAACTGGGAATCGTTTATTCCAGAAATGCTCTTCTATCTTTTCTAAATGGTCTTCAAAAGCAGATAGGCTGCCAATACCATTTTGTTTAAGGTGGTCGGCTAAACTGTGCCCGTCTTCAAACAAAATTCCTTGTCCAGATTTCCACTTTCCTTTTGGTAGTTGACCCCATGTACAAGCTAGGTTGGCAGCGCATTTTTTATACCAGTCTCCATAAAACTCAGCAAACACAAAACCGTTTTTAGCAGCCTTTCTTAGTTTGTCGTGACTTGGTATGCTTTTATCAAATTTGTCTAAAAAGAATATTTGCTTTGCAATGTCTCCGTGCATATCATGCCCTTCCCTAAGATATTTAAGCATAGTAGGATCTTTGTGATATGCTGCGGCAATTCTAACCTCGAGGCTACCAAAATCCAATTCCATCAACCTATGCCCAACTCTAGGAAACAAACATTTTCTAGTAATAAGCATAGCCTCTTGTTCCCTTTTAGGGACGTTTTGGAAGTTTGGGTTGGCAGAGCTGCCTCGAAAAGTACGGACAAAGTTTAATAAAAAATTAGGATGGAGGAGCCCGTTGACTTCTTCCCGGGCAAAGGATTCTAAGTAAGTGTCTCGTATTTTTTTAAGCTTTCTTATTCTGAGTAACTTATCCAGCTCAGGTATTTTTAAAGCTTTTAGAGTTTCGTCATCAGTAGAGCCTTTTCCACTTTTGGTAGTTTTTGAAGGTTCTATTTGTTTGTGTTTGTATAAATAACGGGCAAGTTGTACGTCAGAATTGATATTAACAGGAGTTCTAGTTGACCTTTGCCATTCCTTGTAAAAGGCAGATATTTTAAAATCTTTCTCTGTCATTTTAATTTTCTTGGTCAATCTCCTGCGCTGCTCATTTAGAAAATCCATATCAATTCGGATGCCATTGCGTTCTACCTCTGCAAGTGCTAAAGTTCCATTATGAAATAGATCGTAAGCTTCCGTTGTGTTTGGGTGCATTAACATAGTTATAAATTTTAATGTCTTTTAAAATGGCAAAAAATCATATCCCATTTCCTTTTTTTGCATCATTGCAATCCTGTACTCATAAACACTATCATAAGCACAGTATTTTAAAACCTTTTCTTCATTCTCTTTATTTTTGTTCATAAACTCAATAATACGATTAAACCCGTTGCTCGTGCCATCTACTGATTTCAAAAATGGACTAACATCGCTATCATAATCTACAACACCTAACCTCACATAAGTTTGAAATTTCAGACCAGTGATACCAGCTCTATTGTCTATCTGGTGCGCTGCTATTTGGCTATCAAACATCCAACCGTTAATACTAATGCCTAATCTTACATTTGTCCAATTGTCTTCAAACTTCATATTGTGGGCCATTTTGTAAACTGCCCTCCTTTGTAAGAGATCAACAAAAGGCTTTCTCTTTTTGTGGCTTGCTGGCATTAAAAAAGTATAAACATGGTCGGGTGTGTCTGCCACAGAAGCACAAATGATTCTATGTCCTTTTGCATGTGGCTTTAGTCCGGTTGTTTCATAATCAAATGCAACCTCACCTGTTTTTATATTGTTTAAAGGGGAAAGATCTGTGATTTGTTCAATGTCTGGTTCCTTGCAAACAGGTACTTTTTTATGTAATTTAGAAGCAATTGCAGCAATGTCATTTTCTAAAATAGTAGTGGCCTCTATTTCATTTTTGTAAAATGTAGCAGGATCATAGACAGGACAAACCCATGCCATAAAATCTTGATCTGGTATAATATGACCACGCCATTTATCAATTTTGTCAAAGTTCTTTTTCCACCTATAAGCTATTACAGATTGTATAGCAAGGTTGCCTACAAGAATAATGATATGAGGCTTGTGTTGTTCAATAACTTGTATTGTTTTTGACCGACAAGCTTCCAAATTAATTTTAGAAATATCATTTTTGGTAAAACAACGTACTGCATTAACAGATAAACAATCCTCCTCTAAAGAAATGTTATTTCTTTCTAAGATCTTTTTTAAAGACCTGCCATCTTTACCAACAAAATGTTGACCATGCACATCATCAATTTGAGCAGGGCTGCTCCCTACGATAAGTATTTTCTTTTTAAACTTACCAGTAGGGGGCATCTTTGGACTGCTGCAATATTTGTAAAGTCCACAGGACACACAACTATACTTCTTCTCTTCATTGTATCCTTCAAAAAGTGTAAAACCATCCATATTATTGTACTTTAAGTAAGCCTAGATATTTCCAACCGTCTCCTTCAAATTGAATTTTGTGGCCTTTAATTAAAACTGTGCTGGCCTCTTTCTTCAAAATGTCATACAAAACTGTCACAACAATACGGAACTTTAATTCCGGGCCATCATATTCTATTTTTGTAGTCTCTTCAAACTCGCTTGACTCAGATTTAGAATTTACTGTTACCAAGTTGCCAACAATTTTTAAATCTAACATTCTATCATATTCAAAATCATCCGATGCAAAAACAGCAGCCCGTTCCACAATATCCAAAAGCTTGTCCGGTAATTGCAATTCTTGTGCCCCTTCAATCCATATTTTGTTTAAGTCAGGGTATTGTGCCGATAATACACGGCTGCTTAATTCTGTGCCACTTTCATTGCGAAAATGCACCCACTCATTTTGCATACAGATTTGGGCCGGGTTTATTTTTTTAAGTATAGGCAGCAGATCAGCAGGAAGTAAGAATTCTTTGTCAACATCACATTCAAAAACAGCAACTCTGTATTTGTCCGTAGCTTCTACCAAGCCGGGTCTAAAATGAACACAAGTAAGTGCAGGTGTACTGGCATCTTTAGAGGCTGCAAAAGAAACAAACTCTGCTGCGGAAAATAAATCTGCATTGAAGTCTTCCCATTTCTTTTTTGTTTGTATTTCTGACAAGTCCAACGCAACCTCTTTCACATTCAATGTTACTTTACTACGCCCTGCTTTCATTAAAATCTTATTGCCTTCCTGTTTGAATAAAACTTTTTTAGCTTTGGTTTTGTTCAAAAACTTGTAAAACTCATCTGCCTTTACAGCACCCTCAATTTCCAAATCAATTGGATGTCGGACACTTATTTCATCGTTGTATGTAACCACCATACCATTACAGAAAGCAAAGTCTGTGGATTGTTCAATGATTTCTTTGTTGCTTAACCCCGGCTTAACAATAGTCAGAGCATTAATCAATTCCTGTGTTTCCATATCAAAATAATTTACAGTTGTTAGTAACTCGTGGGAAAGACCATGGCCATTTTTTCCATTGAGCCTCTAAGTCATTAAAATAAATGATGTTTAGCTCGTCCCTTAAAGTGTATTTATTAGACAGTCCGGGTTCTAAAACAATTTCTAATAACCGTTTTTTAGCCCCTATTAGTTTTTTATCAGCCCATCTTTCATTATCCTGTGGTTTGTACTTCTCATCGACTGTTTTAAATTCAGAGTTTCCAAGCTTGTAGCCTTTTTGGTGTATGTAGTTCAAAGCCATCTCCTTTTTCCGCTTGGATATGTTTTGAATGTGTTGGCCTTTTTTAGATAAGTCAGAACTACGATTAGACACCCCTAATTTCCAACTATTTTCATCATAAATATAATGACCATCCCTGTAAATAGGAACCATTATCATTCCATTACGCCCCATCATAACCCAACTGGTACTATCGACTGAGTACCATGGGTAACGAAGCATTAATCGCAAGCTTGTAACACCGAAAGCATGTATTTTTATTTTTGGCAAACCGTCAGGCCCACAAATGTATTTAGAAAAGCACACATCAAGCCACGAAACAAGCTTGCCTGTGTTTGCTCCTACCAAACCACCGAGCGCAATGTATTTGTACTTTTCTATGTAGTATTCAAGGTATTTGTAAGGCTCCCCGTAATGAAAAACTGGCAAAGGGCTCAGCCCTGCTTTTTCCATCCTGCGTTGGTTTTGTAAAGTTTTTTTAGCAGAGTTTTCATCTGCAGCCCCACCATTCTCACCAATAACATCTAAATTTGCATAAATATCTATAATGTGTTTGTTCCCTTTCAAAAAGTCAATGTATTCTTTGAGGTTTACTTCTGTGTCTTTAGTAAAAGCACTAAAGGCCCCGGAATCCATAAATAATTCAACTGTTTTGGTTTTTGCATCACATTCCGTTTTGCTTTTTTTAATAAGGTCATAACCATAAGAAACAGCCAGACCTTTATCCATATAGAAGTAAGAGAGAAGCCTTCTTTTAATCATTTTCTGCAAAATCTTCTCCCTTACCTCTGTGCCTGTTGTTCCGGCGAAATAAATTTTCATTATTTGGTCATTTGAATGAATGTTAAAAACTCTTGCTTTGCACTTGGGTTGTCCAGAAATTCCCCTTTTAAACTGGATGTTACCATGATAGAGTTTTGTTTTTCCACACCACGCATCTTCATACATAAATGAGTTGCTTCAATTACACAAGCCGCTCCTTTTGGTTTCAAATATTTCATGATGGCTGTTGTGACTTGTTCCCCAATTCTTTCTTGGATTTGCAACCGCTTAGAAAAAATATCTACCAAACGGGCCAACTTACTGATCCCAATTACTTTCTCATTAGGAATATAAGCTACATGCACTTTGCCAAAGAAAGGCAACATGTGGTGTTCACACATGCTGTAAAGCTCACTACCACGCAACACAACCATCTGGTCATAAGTACCTTTATCAAAGGTTTTAAAAATATCTTCAGGGTTTTGCTTATACCCTTTATAGATTTCATCCCACATTTTTACAACTCTCTTTGGAGTTTCTAAAATCCCTTCCCTTGTTGGGTCATCGCCAACGGCCATTAATTGATCATAGACTGTTTCTAAAGCCCTTCCCCTTGTTGGGCCATCGCCAAAGGCCATTAATGGATCATAGGATGTTGCCAAATTCTTTTTGTTATTACAATTTTCACACATAAATGGATTATTATTTGTTAAAATTAGGAAGACGTTTTTTAAAAGCCACTGGATCTGTAAGACCATTTCTTTCGAATGCAGTACGCCTCATAAAACAAGGGCCACATTCACCACAATGCATTTCCTTTCCATGGTAACAACTCCATGTAAGATGATAAGGTGTCTCTAACTTTTGGCCTAATTTAACAACCTCATGTTTCATAAGACCACCTAAAGGTGTGTGCACTTCAATTTTTACACCATTTTGAACAGCACCATAAAGCAGGTTATTAAAATCCAAAATGAACTGTTCTTCATTGTCAGGGTAAGCCCCGGCCTCTTCTAAGTTTGTGCCAAGATAAATATGACCATACCCTTTAGATTCTGCATAAGCAGTTGTAAGGGACAGCATCACAAGGTTACGGGCAGGAACCCACTCATGGGCATACTCTGCTCCTTTAATACCTTTTGTAATCTCTGCGCTTGCATCTAGCAAACTACTGCCACCAAAAGAAGGCATTTTTTGAATTACATATTTGCAGCCTAAATATTCTGCAATCTTAGGTATGGCTTCCATTTCCTTTGTCGTAGCCTTGCATCCATAATCATAATGCATTAAAGTTACGTTTTTAGAACCATGTTTTTTACAAGCAACGGAAGCAACTGTGGTAGAATCAAGTCCTGCAGAACAAATAACAAGAGCTTTTTCTTCTTGTTTACGGTATAGTGGTGTAGTCCTATTAGGAAAATATTTATACCCTGCTCGCATAGCTGTATAAGGCTTCATTCTTCTCGGGACTAAATCAGTATTATCAAAATGCTGTTCCAGTGACGAAAAATAAAATTCCCCCTCGTCTTCTGCATACCAAATAGGTTTATAGTTACAAGCCAACCAGAAACGCCCTGTTGGCATTAATACAGCTATTGCATAACTCCCAACCAGTATATTCTGTACAGAGTTTAAAAAGGAATTAAAGGTTTTAAAATCCAAAACACGGGGTAAAACACTTGTGTCTGCTTCCCCATCTTGGATTCCTAGTTCGGTGTCATTGCTGATTATCCCGTTAAACACAATCTTAATTTTGTCTCCAACTGGTTGTTTTTCAATAGGACAAACAACTTCTGTTGTTGGTGTGGCACGATGGTTGCCTATCCAACTTCCCCTAGATTGATGAAACTTCCCGGAATCATCTCTGCCTCTATCTTTAGCATTTTGCCAAATTGTTTTAGCAATTGGATCCCAGGAAGTGCCTCCGCAAATAGAACACATAGGACTACTTAACTAATTTTAATTTGCCATTCTTTTCTTCCAAGCAACCAGCCAGTTTCAAGACAGGTATATGAATGTCAAGCATTACTTTTGCACCATTAGCATTTCGTTGTCCACCATTTTTTTCATAAAGGTCGTCAATAAGAGTGATCAAGTCCTCACGGGCCCCACCCTTTGAAAGTGCATCAATAAGAGCAGCGCCTCGGCTGTACCGTGGTTTTTTGTCTTTCTTTGGCTCTTTCTTTGCACTTTTGGTGTCGTCCTTTGTCTCTACCGTGGCCTTTGGTTTTTTGTCCTCTTTGGTAGTTTTCTTTTTGTCTTTTTCCTTTGCCCCGGCCTTTGGTTTTTTGTCCTCTTTCTCAGCTTTTTCCTTGGCTTTTCCCTCAGCTTTTTCCTCGGTTTTTTCTGCGGTATCTTCCTCTTCTTCCTCTTCCTCTTCTTCTTCCTCCTCTTCTTCTTCAATCTCTTCTTCTTCCTCTTCTTCTTTTGCTTTCCTCCAATCGAATTTAGCACCAATACTTTCCAAAGTGCTTAAAGTCTCATCACTGAAACTATCCCCTTCTTCAATCTCTTCTGACAATTCTAACAGTTCCCCTGTTATATCAGCTTTGTTAATACCCACCTTTATGGAAACAAGTGGTTCTGGCTTTAAGATTTCATTAATCTCTTTCGCAGCAGCTTTCAAATTCTTCATTTTTCTACAATTTAAGTTAAATAATTCATGATTAAAATAAACCGCCCCTTTCTATATGACGGTTACACACCAGTTTTTTTATCCCACAATTCAATATGAAAGCGGTCAGAAAATCTCACGTTTTCACGTATTGTCATTTGCACTACTTTATCCCTATTGGCATGGAGTTCCTCCCTTGTTGCTCCTTGTGGCATTAACATGATCTGTTTACGTTTTATCAAACCCTTGTCCAAGAAATCAGTTTGAATCTCTTTCCAATCTTTATCATTAGTTACTACAAATTTAAACCAGCTATTATTTAATGCTGATAACTTTTGTAGCAAACCCGGTTGATGCCGTACAATATCTAAGTTTCCAGAATTACTTAACTTAGGACTATTATTCCAACAATCTATATGAGTTTGCATCCAATCATTTGGCATAATAGTACATTCATTTTCTATTTCAAGATAAGGTAAAAAATTATACCTATCATAAAAGTCATTCAAAAATAAAGATAATGCTTTTTGTTGTTTTAAAGGACTTCCCCCTGTTAAGACAAGATGTTGTCCTTGCCGAAAGTTATCCATAAGTCCACTTTCTTCCATTAGAAAGAATAATTCATCAAACGTCCATGGATTGCCAAATCTCCAAACTTCCTGAGTATCACACCATATACAATTCATACTACAACGCTGAACTCTTAGAAATGCAGCAGCACATCCAGTATTTACCCCTTCCCCTTGTACAGTATTCATAAAGAATTCTGCAACTTCTAAAAAATATGGATTGTCGGTAGGGTATTCTTTCTTAAAAGTAGGATTTCCTGAAATTAATGTCTTAATCATAGTTATTAATGTTTTAATCAAATCCCGGTTCATACCGTGCTATGGTCTTATCAGTTTCTTTTACTGAGATGGCATGGAGCAAAGGAAATTTTGGTTTAAAAGCATCGAACAAAGTCTTTGCAATATTTTCCGCTGTTGGTTGTGCTAACAATGGAAATGAGCCTGCCAATGTATTCAAATCTCTATGATCTAAGACATCATCAATAAAACTTTTGATAGGTTTAAGATCATTGTAATCTTGAACAAAACTATGATCATCTAGTTTTGCGCTTGAAAGTTCTACAATTACAATGTAATTGTGCCCATGCTGTCTGCCGCATGGATGATCTTCTGGAAGCCCAGTCAAATGATGTGCTGCGCAAAAATGGAATTGTTTATTGATTGTGTTCATAACTTTTGGTTTTTTGGGTTTTTAAGTTGTTCATTTCCCTGTCAATGTCTTCTCTTTCTATCGGGTGGTTGTAAGAATAAAGCACATCGTCTGTCATTGACAAAATATACTCCTCTGACAATTGGTTGTGGTGAGCACGCACATTTCTTCTCATGCTCGAAATTAAATAATCTGGATACATAACTTTTAGTTTTTTAAGTTTAAAAAAAGAAAAAAACGGGCGTATTTTAGGAAAAGTAAGAAACCTTGTCAGTTGCCCGACTGCCCGTTTTTTGTTGCTATATTATACGCAAAAATAAAATTTTAATTAGGAAAAAAGCAATAAATTTTTAGAAATAGCTTGTTAAAAACGGCTGCCCTTGTTTAAGACTCTGAATCAGTGTTACCTGCCTCCCTACTTCCATTTCAGACTCTCTTAAAACAAGCTCATTTACCCGTAAAATCCCAATTGATTTCTCACGCCCTTTGTGGTCTTGATTAAGCCCAAAAGCTCCTGTAACATGGGCATACTTTCTTTTGTCTTCACTAAAATTATCTAATGTGATTGTATCTTGTTTATAGCTGTTGGCATCTGTTTGTGTCGCTGTAATGACCAAACAATCTCTTTCTTGTGACAGTCCTCTAAGATCCATCCATATTTCATTTTGTAGATGCCTATACTCATGTGTTGCACCTGTCATGATATCTGCATAATCAACAACAACCACATCTACAAAAAACCCTTCCTTTTCCCACTCGTCTAACCGCCTCTTAATTTCTTTTACTGTCAGGGTACGGTTAGGATAAGACGCAATTTTCAACCTCCTGTTTTTAACAGCAAAGAATTTGTTTATTGCTTTCTTAGCATCTTCCTTTGTCATTGGGTCGCCAAGGTCTTTTAATTCTAACCATGGCACACCCCATCTTTTTTCTTTATACTCGTGGCAATTGTGACAAGGTTTGTAGTCAGGGAATTCTTTTGCTTTTTCAATCAACAACTCCTTTGTGACTTCTTTACGTGGATCTTGCACCTCGTTTTTCTCAAACAAACCAAAACTGGATTCCCTTTCTATTTTATGGCAGGTGTCCATTTGATTAAAAATGCAGTCTTTGCAAGCAATCCATTGTTTGCCTGTGTATTTTTCTTTATCGCTTTTGCGTGTTCTGTTTATGGCAATTCTTTTGAGCTGTTGTAATCCAGTCATATCCCCTGCTTGAAACAAAACCACGTTACACCCTTCTTTGCTAGCTCGCATCCCAATATCTAAAAAGTTAAAAGTCTTACCACGCTTTTCGGGTGCAAAAAAAGCAAGAAAACCACCACGAATTAAGTGCTCGTTGATCATTTGACCGTAAGCACCAGGGTAGGTAAAAAGAGGCTTTTCTTGTGCCTCAAACATTTTTTCTATAAGCTCGTTTACATTGTCTGCATCTGACAGATCAATGTCATCGGCTGTGTTCTTTAAAGAAAGTGGTTTAAAAGCAGCTTGTAACTGTTTAGCTTCTTCCACCTCCCCACGTTCTAACAAAACTCTAGACTTTTCGTTGAGTTGTTTGATTTGTTGTTCATTTAGATAAGACTCTGTCTGCTTTGCCAAATAATCCACATTGAACTGTTCCCGGTCAAAGTCTTTTGCCATGCTTTCTAAAACATCCTCAATGTCAAGAGCAGTTTCATTATCTATATTTTCTTCTTTTAATTTCTGGGTGTAGATTTGCTCCATGTTGTTTCCAGGAGCTTTGCCATAATTATCATAAAATTCCAAACACCATGCTACAACTTTCTTTGCCAAAGAAGCAGAAAACAAACTGGTATCCAGTATTGGCCTGACTTTGACAAAATACTCGGTGGAAACAATAAGGCCTATTGTTATATTTCTTTCCATAAATTTACTTGTGTCCATATTTATTTTTCAAAGTGATAATAAACTTGCGACATTGCAGCAATTCTTCTTGTGATGCGCTCATCGTTTAAATATGCTGACATATCTTCAAATGACATATTACTGATAATAATTGTTTTCTTCAGCTGCTCATATCTATAATCAATTATCGAAAACAAAATATCATACACCCAGTCTGTTGTGGCTTTAGTCCCAATGTCATCTAATATCAACCAATCACATTCCTTGTATTTTTCTATTATTGGAAGGTCTGGTTCCTTTTTAGCATAAGCTTGTTTTATTTCATCTGTTAGTTTGTTAATTGTCACAAACTGTGACCTTATGTAGATGCCTTCAACAAACATATCTTCTAATAAATCCAAAAGAACTTTTGCTGCAAATACAGTCTTGCCACTTCCTGCTGGGCCTGTCAAATACATACTTTCTGCCGGACGTGTTGGGAATGGGTAGCTTTTATGTTTTTCTAACTCCTGCTTCAAACGTGGACTGAGCATTGGTGCTTTTTCTTCTATTGTTTTACCATCCCAAAGTTTTTGCTTTCTGCAGAATGGGCATTGTCCTTTTGGCTTCTGGTAGTCCCTGCCACAAACTTTGCAATTATGCCATTTCCATTCTTCCATTTC